AGACTATTTTCTATGTGTTGCCTGTCTTCGAAGATATTTTAAGAGCTTCTCAGCTAGATCTATCAAACAGAGTCAGGCGTTCTAACTATTCTTATAAGGTACAAGGAACAAACCTTAGAATATATCCAGCACCTACTGCCGACAGTGCTAAGAGAATATTCGTAAGCGTTCGCACTTTTAATAACCCGATTGACACTGGCAATACAGATGAGACAATCGAAGGTGTGTCTAATATGGGCAATATACCCTTTGGTGACATACAATTTTCAAACATTAACTCAATAGGACATCAGTGGATTAGACAGATGTGTCTTGCTTTATCACGAGAACAACTTGGATTGATTAGATCAAAATTCTCTAACATACCGATTCCAGGCAAAGACTTATCACTTAATGGAACAGAGCTCGTAACGCAAGGTAGAGAAGATAAAAAAGATTTAATAACACAACTAAAAGAAATGCTTGATAGTATGACTTATGACAAGCTTATTGAGACACAGGCTCTAAGAGCCGAGAACATACAAAAGCAGTTGAAGTTCATACCAATGCCCAACGGCAAAGCCGTCTTCATGGGATAATCTATGGCTAGACTATTTATTACAAAAAGAGAGATAGATTTTATCTCAGATATAACAAAAGAAGTTATCAAAGACGTTATTGGGCAGCGTATTTTTTACTACCCTGTGTCTATTGTCAAGACTAAAGTACATGACGTCTATGAAGAAGCTGTAGACAAAGTATTTGAAACACCAATAGAAATAGATGCTCTTGTAGAGTTCTCTCCTGAAGAAGTAAAGACGAATATATTTGGTCATGAAGAAATCTATAAACTAGACGTATTCATACACCACAGGGATTTGCTCGATAAAAAAATAAAATGCAAAGAAGGTGACTTTTTTAGCTATGGCGCAATTTTCTTTGAAGTGCTTACTGCAACATTTGTTGATAATATTTTTGGACAAACAGAACACTATACTGGAATTAAACTAACTGGCAAGCAAGCAAGAAAAGGTCAAATCAATATGCCGGCACTTGGCCCAACGTCCGAAGAATACTCAGACGAGAATGCAGTTCAAAAAGAATTTGTTCAACAGAGAGGAATCGCCACCGATGCCGATGGAGACCCAACAGGAGATACCCGTGCTCTTACTGACAAGATCGGTGAGCCACTTACAGGGCCTGCAGGTGTAAAGGTATATGATGAGTCAGACGGTACAACAGATTCAAGCTCTGATTCCGCATTCTACGGTGACGGAGAGGTATCATGAGTGATAAAAAACTAAGAACAGGATGGGAAGACGGACAGATCCCAGATGATTTTTCGATCCCGTCGTGTGGAATTGCCGATATGGACAGGGCAATGTTTAATCTTTTCGATAAAGATATAAAAATACAAGTGTCTGTTGCAGGATCAGAAAAGAAAGTCCCCGTCGTCTTCGCGTCAGGAGAAAGATTTGCAGTATCACAGAGGAACAAGCCAATACGTGATAAGAATAATGCTCTGATCTTACCTATTATTGCTATTCATAGAAAAAAGATAGATCATGATGCAAATGTTGGTGGCTACGGCTCTGGTATTTCTTCAAGAGAAAGAGGCGATCTTGTCATAAAACGTCGTTTGTCGAAAAAAGATCCTAACTATCAAAATATTATCAACCAACAAAAAATAAAAAATCAAGACAATGTCTCGAATACTGGAAACTTCACACTATCAGATGTAGCACCTGGCAATCAAGCTGCCCCTGGTACAACAACTACAAGACGCAATAAGAATAACTTATCAAAGACTGCTGGTTATCCCACACTGAAGCCCAACCTTAACGGAGACCACATCTATGAAGCTATTACAATACCATACCCAAAGTTTGTAAAGATAACATATAGTATTACAGTGTGGACACAGTATGTCACGCATGTCAACAAGATAATCGAGACGTTGTTTGCAAACTTTCCGTCTATCGGACACAACTATCAGGTCACAACTGACTCAGGGTACAAATTTGTCGCTTATATGCAGACACCACTGAATTTTGATGATAACTTTACTGACTATTCAACAGAGGAACGTCTTGTTAAACTTACTTTCGACATGGACCTCCCGGGATATTTTGTGGCACCTCAAGACGTCCCTGGGAAAGGATCGCCGTTTAGAAGTTTTGAGACTGCTCCGAACGTTGTCTTTGAAATGAAAGAGATAACAGCTGATCTAATTGAAAAAAGAGGCCCAGACATAAGAAGTGGTGATATTAACAAATTCACGCTTAATAATCTTGAAGAATTAGACAAACGCGGCAACAAAGTTTTAAATAGAGACACAATTGATCTAGATGTAATAGAATACGTAATAAACCCATTCACGGGTGATGAAGAGAAAAAATTATCTAAAGTTCTTTCTAAGAATAGTCGTACAGGCGAGACCGTCGCCAGCATAAGAACGATAAAAGAATTAGAAAACATCAATAATGAATAGTAATTTGGAATCTTTCGAAATATTTAATAATTGACAATTTTGTATTATACGTATAAAGAAAAAATAGGAGACATTTAATGTCAGAGCAAACTTTTAAATCACCTGGGTTCTTCGAAAGAGAAATAGACCTTTCAGGTACAAGCGCAAGCTCAGTCGGTACACCTGCCGGAGTCATAGGAACCGCTCAAAAGGGTCCTGCATTCCTCCCAGTAACAGTGACTTCATTTGATGAATTCATTAGTATCTTTGGTGAACCCGACGGCAAGCGTTTCGGACCCTATGCTGTAAAAGAGTTTTTAAAAAATCGTGACGCGTTGACTTATGTCCGTGTGCTCGGTGCAGGCGGAGATCCGTCAAATGAAGATGATAACTACGCAGGATTCAAGGTAGCAGGAGCTACAATAACAGCTGCTCAAGACTCTACAGATGCTCTTGACGTCGTCACAACCGGCGATCCATTTCGTCCTGTAGGTCACACACAGTTTATTGTATCCATACAAGATCCAAGCACGTATGAAGCGATAGGAAACCCTCTATTTACTGACAGTGATTTTGGGAGCACATTCAAGCTCTGCAGAGCAATGCTGTTTATGAAAACTGGCGCCCGCATGATGATCACAGAACATGATACCGATCTTTCTGTTGCTTGGGATGCATCATCTGTGGACTTAGACGATGATGTTGGTACATCTGAACCAACTGATACGTTCAAATTAATATTATCCGGAGTGTTAGACACAGAGGGAGATCCCGTCTATACAACTGACGGACACGGAATAAAAGTATTCAGTGCGTCTCTTGACCCAGACAGTGATCTTTATATTACTAACGTTCTAAATACAGATCCAACTCGGTTTTTAGAAAAAGGTCACGTACTTTACGCAGACTTTCCAGTAGAATCTGATATGATTAGTGTAATGGATGATGTATACATAGCGTCAGACTGGGACGATGCGCTCGCAACTCCCGCAGCCGGGCCTACTAATTTTGGCGACTTAACTAAACCATTCTCTAGTGCAAAAACCACTTCATATATTTCACAGCCTTTTGGCGAAAAAGAATATGACTTATTTCACTTCGAGACGCTAAATCAAGGCGCATCAATGAACGAACAGTTCAAGGTGACAATTTCTAACTTAAAATTCTCTGTAGACCCAGCAAATAAATGGGGAACATTCAACGTACAAATAAGAAACTTTTTCGACACAGACAGATCAAAACAAGTAATTGAACAATTTTCAAACTGTAACTTAAACCCCGCTAGCTCAAGATATATCGCTAAGGTAATTGGCGACAAAAACGTTTACTACAACTTCCAAGCTGGAAGCGAAGCCGAGCGCCGCATGGTAAAATCAGGAATGTTTGAAAATAAATCTTCATATGTTAGAATAGTAATGTCAAATGACGTAAAATCAGGAAACATTCCAGAAGAAACATTGCCTTTTGGATTCAGCGGTCTTCCAATGTTAGATATAGCGTCGAGCTTGAACAGTTATCAAGCGGGTACTGCTCTTACTTCTCTAACAGATGTTCACATGCCTCCCGTTCCATACAGATTTAAGGTGACAAAAGGTTCACTAGCATCTACTGGAATAACATATACAGGACAACCTGGAACAAATGAGTCAGTGGATTCTACTCTTACTTGGGGAATCAAGTCAACGAGACTAAGTACAACACTTTCAGACCCATTGTTAAAACCAAACAAAGGTGACTTCAACAATTTACTACGCTCATATGTAAAACTACTTGGAAAGTCAACAAGTATGACAACAAGCGATAATTTTACTCTTTCAAAAGTAGCAATATCTGAGGTATCTTCTACTATTGACGCAGACCTTGGGACAGCAAAAGAAGAAGCGTTAAAGGCAACATACATTCGAAATGGTGTCTATAAGACCGACGGAAATACTATTGATGATGTCACTGTCGGAGTAGATCTTGACGCCGATGCCTCCACCGGCGACGGCTCTGGTCACGAAATAGAAGCAGGAACAACAACTCGTTACTCATTCGCTTCACTTGCCAACTATAAAGATAAATCACTTTTCAATTCTTATTCAAAATACATGAAGTTCACAAACGTATTCTCTGGTGGGTTCGACGGTGTGAACATCCTAGACAAAGATATGGCAATGATGACTGATAAATCAACTTCAGTTGACACAGATGCCGGAGGGCTTGGTGGCTTAACATTAGAAGCAGAAGTAATATCTAAATTGGGTTTAAGTTCAAACCCTGCCGGAACAGGCGTGACTAATAACGCTGTTAACTCATTCAGATCGGCTATTAACATCCTAACAGATGAGATGTCATCAACAATAAACATCTTAGCGATCCCAGGTATGCGCGACTCTTTCATTACAGACTACGCAGCCGATAAGGTTCGCGACTACGGAATGGCAATATACCTTATGGATATGCCCTCATATGACGGCAACGCGTTTCGCATATTCGACAATGACGCGTTGGATCCAGACACAACAGAGACACTAGCCGAATTCGGTGGCCGTAGCTTCGACAACAACTACGTCGCAACTTATTACCCAGATGTCAAAATATACGATGAATACGTAGACGCTATTATCGAGGCTCCTGCATCTATTGCGGCAATGGCAGCAATAAGCTATACAGATAAGGTTGCATACCCCTGGTTTGCACCTGCAGGGTTCAACAGGGCTTCTTTGGATGTGGTTAAAGGTACTACGGTCCGATTAAACACAGCCGATCGTGATAACCTCTACGAGGCACGCATCAACCCAATTGCAACTTTCCCGAATGCTGGCTACGTCATCTTTGGACAGAAAACATTACAAATGATGGCTTCATCACTTGATAGAGTCAACGTCAGACGCATGCTACTTGAAGTAAAAAGACAGGTAGTCGCAGTCGCCAAGAATATGTTATTCGAACAGAACAATTCAACTACAAGAGCTAAATTCGCAGCACAACTAAAGCCAAAATTATCACTAATTCAAACTCAACAAGGAATAGACATGTACTCTATCACAGTTGATGACTCAAACAACACACCCTCTGATATTGAATCAAATAAAATGAACGGTCGCGTTGTACTTGTCCCAACTCGTGCCATAGAATACGTTGCAATAGACTTTATTGTTACATCTTCCGGTGTAAGTTTTGAATAAGATAATAATTAATAATAATATAACGGAGAAATCTACAAATGCCTGAATTAACATACAGCAGTGCAGGAGTCGGCACAAGAGAGATCGACCTATCACAACCAAGCAGACTTGGTCCACAAGGAACACCTGCCTGTGTAATTGGCTCAGCTTCACGCGGTCCTGCCTTTGTCCCAGTTACTGTTGGCGACTTTAAAGAGTTTGTTGCACAGTTTGGAGAGTCAGATGGCGAGAAATTTGCGCCACTGGCAGTAAACGAATGGCTCAAGAATGCTCAGTCACTAACTTTCGTAAGAACTCTCGGAGTTGGTGATGGAAAAGGCAGCGTAGATTCAACAGCTGGATTCGTTGTAGGAGCTGCGCTACCAGAACCTGATAATGCGGGTCTAATAACAGCAGGAGAAGACGGCGTAGTCAAGAAAAACAAATACTCCACTGGGACAGTGACAGGAACAACTCATTTAATAAGCGCTTACATGACAGACACATCAGGATCTGCAGTACTAGCTGACGCCGGAATAACTGAGACAATTTATACTCCTCTTACTACTTCATTCGCTTCATCAACAACTACAGGACTTACCCTCGACTCAGCGTTGAATGCGGACACTATTACTTGGACGCCAACAGATGGAACACTACAGACGTCTACATTTGATGGAACAGCTTGGTCAGTAGTAACAGGCTATACTGTGACAGTAACACCACCAAGCTCTGCAGGCGTCATAACGTCCATAGTTATAACAGACACATCAGGCGCAACTGAAGAGCTTAACACAATTGTTCCTACACATACAAAAGCAACAGGACCTGTAGTTACACCTCTTACAGCCTTCACTGACGGCGTCGACAGCACATGCGCACTAGTAACACGAGCGATGGTTATGATCCCATACGGAGTCACAATGTCTGTAACGGGATACATTCCTGCTGCACGAACATCTGTCATGACACTAAATACTTTTGCTCCATCTGGCGACGCTCTAACAGCCGTTACAACAACATTTACATTTTCACTTGACCCAACAAACGCTTATTACATTGCCAACGTATTGAATACTGATCCTCTTCTAGTAGAAGAAAAAGGTCACCTGCTTTACACTCACTACGAAATAGACGAGAATCAAGCAGCTGTTGCCCCTGTAGGAGCTACACTGACAGAAATGATAGTTACAGAAGATGCTGGGGATGCCGACGATGCATATAAAACTTTCGAACAACGTTTCAATCATGCAAAAACACCTTGGGTTAAGTCACAATCGTTTGGTACAGATAAATTCAACCTATTCAAGATCCACGCACTTTCAGATGGTGAGTTCGAAAACTCTAATATAAAAATATCTGTTATTAACTTACGTTACGACAAGAACGGTAGCTGGGGATCGTTCGACTTAGTAGTCCGCGACTTCAATGACACAGATGCTGGTCAAAAACATATAGAAAGATTCTCTAGCTTGAATCTTGATCCGACTTCTTCTAATTTCATTGCTAAAAAGATAGGCGATAAAAGAACGTGGTTCAATTTTGATAAACAAACACAACAGCTACAGACGTCAGGAACATATGATAACGTTTCAAAATACATCAGAGTAGAAATATCAGACGATGTATCACAAAGCCAAATTCCAGTAAATGCAGTACCTTTTGGGCACGCAGCATACGAAGAAATGACTGTCACATTGAAAAACGATTCTGATATGGTTATTCTCGGCGAAGGAACCATAGATTTGACAGACGTCACAGCTAATAACCTTCCTTTACCTTACAGACAAAATGTAGCAGTCGGTCTTGATCTCACTAAGAAGTCTTACTCTAAGCTTCACTGGGGATTTCAAATGTCAAAAGTTCAAGATATTGATGAACCAAATGAGTCATTTGTTCAAAGTACTGTTGCAAAGAATCTTGTTAAATTTTTACCAAACGGAACGCTTAATTCAATTGTTGCAACAACTGGTCACGAGTTTACGCTAGAGAACGTTGAGGCAAACGTAAGAGATCTATCTACAGACGCAGACGAAAGAGCAATTGACTGGAAAGAATCAAACTACAGATACGACTCTGTATTAGACGATCTAACAACAGTAACTCGTGCCCTAAAAGCATCAGACATCACCGGATCAACAAACTCAGCATATGCAAAGTTCACAATGCTAATGCAAGGTGGATTTGATGGCACAAACATCTTCAGGGAACAAAAAGCAAAAATGCAAAATGCAGCAGTTGTCTGGGAAATGGAAGATGCTTCAAATCAAGGTGGAACTTCAGGTCCAACGGTAGTGGCATACAGAAAAGCACTAGACGTTATCACAAGCAAGTCAGACGTAGAGATTCAAATACTAGCTGTACCTGGCATAAGACACAGTGCCGTAACTCAATACGCTATAGATGCAGTAGAGAGTAGATTCGATGCATTGTATATTGCTGATATTCTTGAAAAAGATAGTAACGGCGATACAATATTGTCAGAAACTCAAATAACAGACGTAGGTAATACAATTGCACAATTCGTATCAGAGGGTTACGACTCTTCATTCGGTGCAGCATACTTCCCAGACGTCATAATGACAGACCCAATCACAAAGACACAGATGAAAGTACCACCTTCAGTGGCAGTACTCGGAGCAATGGCTCTCAACGATGCTATAGCGCACCCATGGTACGCTCCTGCTGGTTTCACTCGCGGCGCTCTAAAGACAGTCGAAGACACATCAGCTAGCTTCTCTAGGGCAAACTTAGATGCTCTTTATAACGCAAAGATCAACCCGCTTACATCGTTCCCAGGAACAGAAGTTGTAATCTGGGGTCAAAAGACAATGTTACAGGCTGCATCGGCACTAGATAGAGTGAACGTCAGACGCCTGCTCATCGCAATCAGGCGAGCAGTCAAGAACATCGCCCTTAGTTTCTTGTTCGAACCGAACAGGGTAGAAACACTAGCGGCATTCGAGTCAAGAGTTAATCCTCTTTTACAGAGTATACAAGAGAAATCAGGGCTTGACCGATATAAAGTAAAAATTGATACCGAGACAACAACTCAAATGGACGTCGAGAACAACACACTACGTGGAAAAATCTACATACAACCAACTAAGACAGCTGAGTTCATATCACTTGACTTTGTTGTGTCAAATACACTGTAACAATATAATTATAAATAAGAAATTCTAGGAGAATACAAAAATGGCTACAACATTATCCGTCACCGACATGTTACCCAACAAGTTCGAACCAAAAAGAGGACAACGCTGGGTACTACAGATCGAAGGCATCGACGCTTTCTTGATCAAGACTGCTAATCGTCCGTCAATGAAAATAACTGAGATCAAGATCCCATTCATTAACTCTAAGCGCTACATCGCTGGTGGGTTTGAATTCGATACAATGGCTATTACACTACATGATCCTATCGCACCTTCCGGCGCACAACAGGTAATGGAATGGGTACGCACTCACTTTGAATCAGTCTCAGGAAGAGCAGGATACGCAGACTTCTACAAGCGTGACATACAGTTGAAACTGTTAGACCCAGTAGGA